ACTATCTTAAGGAAAATCATGAATGAAAAGTTCATCTCTTTGCTTTTCGGTGCTATTGCCGATGGCAAAATCACACCGTTTGAAGCACTTGAGCTGTTCCTATCGTTCTTTGACTTCCGTAAGGATAAAGACCAAGTCGGAAACCCTGGCAGTAGCCAAGGCGCGCACTCTTAAGCACGTCTTCTCCATGAAGGAGCATTGTGATGCCAACCGTCACGTCGAAAAACTATAACACGTGGTTCATTGACTCAACGTACTTCAGGTCCGATGTTGGAGACCTGACTTTACAGAAAGCCAGTGGGCAATACGCATATAGTAGACTCGATAAGCGGGTAACTAACAGTAATCCTAATTGGAGGCAGGTAATCGCTCGTGGAGGGAACGCTGCGACTCCATACGAAAGATCTTCCGTATTGAAGTCAAAAGCAATGAGGATCGCTGGTTCTAGTTTCACACCACCTGGTAATTTGGTGGTAGGAACTAGACACTACGGTCGCGGGTCATCAAGACAACAACTCTTGCTTGACCCTTCTCAATTCCACTACGCAGCTGAGGACACAGACCTTAGAGATCAGGCGTTAGCCCGACTCAAAAGGAAAATGTCTAAACATGCCGGACAGAAAAATCTAGCCGTCCCATTAGTAGAGTTACGGGAACTTCGCGGACTTATCCGCGGAACCGCAGAACTCACAATGAGGTTGGTGCTAGATCTACTGTTAATTAAGAGAACTCGCGGTAAATCTGCTTTCAGTTATGCCTCTGATGCCTGGTTAACCTGGTCATTTGGTGTTGCACCAATGCTCAGTGATACCGAGGAAATCATCGAAGCGATCGGTACTTATCTTGATAAGAACGATCATTCGGCAAGACTAACTGGAACAGCGTCCTCAGTATGGAAACAGACTGCCTCTGCAAAGGGTGTGAACGGCATCTTTAATGCCCCACTCTCTTGGCATGCAGACATCATACATGAGCTCAGTTACAGGTATATTGCTGGCTTTGACTTTAACTTGTCATCTGCCAATAACTATGGTATAATGGAGCAGTTTGGCCTTAGGTTAGGGTCTCTTCCCTCGGTTTTATGGGAATTGACACCTTACTCTTGGGTCTTTGACTACTTCACTACCATCGGTGCCTACCTTGAAGACACTTTCGAAACCGATCCGTCGGTAACGAGATATGTCGTCTTGGATAGGTACTATACTTGTAATGCTCAGATCTTAGGGTCCTATGTTGCAAACAAGGGTACAGTAGTAACACAACAAAACTGTAAACCTGGCATGCATTCATATAGATCTTTGATCAGGACTACATCCGCTACGCTGCCTACTCGAGCACTCAGATTCAAGAGTGTAGACGAGATAGGTAAAAACGCAGTTAATAAGCTGCTTAACCTAACTTCGTTGCTAGCACCAAGTTCACGTAAAGTTCTTAAGTGGACTTAGCACAAAGTTAACAAAGAAAGGAAGTCATTACTATGGCTTTTGCACCATCTAGTCCTATCACCGGAGCAACTGTGGCTGGTCTTACTAGCCCGACCTACACGCACGTCACTGACGTCGCGCCCAGCATTAACGGTAAGCAATTCGCCGTCACTGCATTGGGTGGCACTCAGACTGGAGTCGATGTCAATTCGGTTTCTAAACCGTTTACGATCTCGTTCTTCAAGCCTGTTGTGCTGAAGGTTTTGCCGCAAGCGAATCCCGTGACTGGTGTCATTAAAAACGTTCCGATGAACACTTACAAGCTTATCACTCGTAAGGGCGTTCAACCGGCTGCCAACCAGAACAACATGACTGCTCGTATTACGACAATCATTGAAGTTCCTGCAGGCTCGGATACATACGAACCGGAAGACCTTCGTGCTATGATTTCTGCCCATTTTGGTACGGGCTGGAATCAAGCATCTGGTATTGCCGATACCGTTGTGTCCGGTGTGATCTAATCATGAATGGTAATGGGTACGGTAAAGTCATCCTTGACTTGACCACTGCCCTTATTATCATTCTGATTGTTTTAGGTGTGCAATACGGCACCTTCAACACTTGATCAAACGTTTTCGATAAAACCATTATGGAGATATTCGTATGGCAAAGTTGCGCACCAATGATAGGCTCATAGCCTTCTTTAGTACGCTGTTAGCTGACCTTGATGACTTACACGGTGACGATGTTCTGAACTTTGCGATTGCTCGACAAAGGACAAGAGCACGTAAACGTGCGAAGTTAGGTACCTCTGATTTGTCTTCAAAGGCAATATCTACCTTTGTAGCTACAAATGAAACTGTAGCAAAGACAAGCATCAATCTTGATCAATACGTTCTTAACAACGCTAGACTCTTCATTGCGAAGGCTCTAGAACGCGTTACAAACCTCTATGATCCTGATGATGTCCAGGGGACCTTGTACTTGCCATACCTCTTTGACAACTGGCGCTTTGGGCCTGGCGCTTCTTTCGAAGTGAAAGGAACCCATTGTGCGCAGAAAATCGCTGAGGATATGACTTGTACCAAGGCTGCGGAACCACTTGTTTCTCGTCTACGTATGTTGCACCCCTATCTTAACCTTAAGGATAAGGTGAACGGTGGTGGGATACGCATAGTGAGCGGTTCAAAGCTAACAACAGTTCCCAAAAACGAGGACACCGATCGAACCATTGCCACGGAGCCCTCCGGAAGTATGGCCCTACAGCTTGCTGCAGGGTTGTACATCGAGGAGGCTCTAAGGCTCATTGGTTTGGACATATCCACGCAGGAGCCTAAAAACAAGGCTGCTGCAGCGCGTGCATATAGAGATGGTCTTGCAACCATCGATCTAAAAGCTGCGTCGGATATGATCCAACCCGAACTTGTTCGATTGCTCTTTCCACCAGTATGGTATGATCTGTTGATGCGGCTGCGAAGCCCTTCAACTCGTCTACCTAATGGTGAGCAGCTTAACTTGAATATGATATCAACAATGGGAAACGGTTTTACGTTCCCGTTAATGACTTTTATTCTCGTTAGTCTTATCTATGGATATCGGTGTATGAATCCCCGAAATCCAACGCTAAGAATCGACTGGTCTGTAACGTGTGTTTATGGAGACGATATTATCGTCCCCCAAAACGAGTTTCAAGACTGTGTCGAAACGCTGCAGAGTGCAGGATTCGTCGTAAATTTAGACAAATCCTACAGTGGTGGCTCTTTCTTTGAATCATGCGGCGGTGACTACTATAAGGGTGTCGAAGTGACACCTTTTTACGTACGTGACCTTTCCAAATATTCAGAGATTTATGTTGTTATCAATCAAGTAATAGAGTGGTGTTCTAGGTTTGAAGTTGTCTTGCCTAGGACATTGCGCTATTTACGTGGATTGATACCAACGGAGCCTTTCCTCGTACCTGAGTGGAAGAACCCTGATCAAGGGATTCTTACCACTAAGGTTTCACGCAGATATAAAGTCCTAGCTATAAAATCATTGAGGGTCAAGTTGAAAGATCATTTCTTCTTGACCTCTTTAGCTAGTGGCGGATATATCGAGTCGTGTGGGGGTCTTGATGTTTTCTTTGCACCCAGGGTGGATAACCCGAGGTACAAAGTCAAGACCGAGAGGTTGCCGCAAGGCTTCCTCAATGGATGGGATCCTCGGAAGAGGTCTCAGCGCGTGTCGAGCTGGGCTCTACTTATGGTAGAGCTCTTCTTCTAACGCACTAGGGG